GCGGCAACTCCAGCACCAGCGGCAACAGGTATGACAGCAGAAGCTCCAGTAGCAGAAGCGGCACCTGCGGCAACTACAGCTGAAGCACCGTCAGGCAAAGCTGAAGACATTTTATCAATGATTAGAGCACGTCAATCATAAAATAATTAATCGTTTGTAGGGGATTAATTTCCCCTACATTAGCTTTACATAAGGAGAAACTATGGCTAAATCATTTGATGTTAGTAAGTTCCGTAAGGACTTGACTAAAAGTATAACAGGTATGAGTAGTGGCTTTAATGATCCAACGGATTGGATTAGTACAGGCTCATACGCACTAAACTATCTTATTAGTGGCGACTTTCATAGAGGCGTTCCACTAGGTAAGGTAACAGTGTTTGCAGGAGAATCTGGCGCAGGTAAAAGTTATTTCTGTGCAGGTAACATTGTAAAACACGCACAAGATCAAGGTATCTTTGTAGTATTAATTGACTCAGAGAACGCACTTGATGAAAGTTGGTTACAAGCATTAGACGTTGACACAGGAGAAGATAAACTTCTTAAACTAAACATGTCAATGATTGATGATGTAGCAAAAACTATTAGTACATTTATGGCAGACTATAAAGCAATGAACGAGGAAGATCGTCCTAAGGTATTGTTTGTAGTTGATAGTTTAGGTATGTTACTAACTCCAACAGATGTTGATCAGTTTAACAAAGGTGATATGAAAGGTGACATGGGTCGTAAGCCTAAAGCACTTACATCACTTGTACGTAATACTGTTAACATGATTGGTAGTTATAACGTAGGACTAGTATGTACTAACCACACATATGCATCACAAGATATGTTTGATCCAGATGACAAGATCAGTGGTGGACAAGGCTTTATCTATGCATCAAGTATTGTTGTTGCAATGAAAAAGATGAAACTAAAAGAAGATGAAGCTGGTAATAAGATTAGCGAAGTACGTGGTATTAGAGCAGGTTGTAAAGTAATGAAAACTCGTTATGCAAAACCGTTTGAAGGCGTACAAGTAAAGATTCCATACGAAACAGGTATGAATCCTTATAGTGGTCTTATTGAACTGTTTGAAAAGAAAGACTTGTTAACAAAGCAAGGCAACAGACTCAAGTATATCGATCTAAATGGTGAAGAACATCTTGATTATCGTAAGGCATGGATGACTCCTGAAAAGATGAATCTTATTATGTCAGAATACGACGAGAAAACTGCGCCTGTGGTAAATACCGATGACGATATGCCCGAAACAGAGGCTGTCGCAGAAGCAGAACTTATTGAACAGGAGTAAAGTATATGGATAGTAGTCTTGTAGTTGACATGTGGAATACATTTAAAGATAGTATTGATAAAAAGACAATTGAAACAACAGCTGAAACTTATGTAGATACATGTGCCGACTATGGTGCAGATGATCAAACATTTAGAGATGCATTAGGTAGTTGTGATATTTTAGACAATGCTATTAACTATTATTTAGATCTTGAAGAAGATGTAGATGATGACGAAGAAGAATGGGAAGATTAAATGGGATATTACTCTGAAGTAGCTAGAGATATCAATAAGATCCCCACAGCAATTAAGTTCTTTGAAGATGAACTTATTGAAGCCCGAAGTGAAGTAAAACTAAAAGGCAATGTTGAACGTGCCGCGGCAGAAATGCCCGGCATCGTTGAACAGCGTTTCAATCAATTACAAGAAATTGAAGCCATATTAAATTACCTAAATATTGAGCTACGTAGATTACGTAGTTCATTTTTTAAAAAATATCTTGAAAATTATCAACGTGCTTTGTCCAGCAGAGATGTTGAAAAATATGTTGACGGCGAAGCAGACGTTGTTGACTATGAAAAGATTATTAATGAGTTTGCATTACTTCGTAACAAATGGTTAGGCTTATTGAAAGGTCTTGATCAAAAACAGTGGCAGATAACAAACGTTGTCAAACTGAGAGTTGCGGGTATGGAAGATGCATCAGTATAAATTTCAAATTCCAAAAGGTTCTAAAGAGTTACGTGGACAACTGTTTTCTTATCTTTATAAACATTGTGATGTAAAAACAATAGAACGTCCAGAAGAAATTGAAAAAGATAGATATCTAGCATTTAGTCATCCGTTTGATGATTGGGTGTTTGATGCTATTCGCAAAGATCCTAGTATTAACTTCTTTCATTTAGATAACGGATACATAGGTAATCATAGACACAAAAGACCTGAGTATTATAGAATAAGTTATAATGCACTACAGAATGTGCATGTACGTCCACCTGTAGGTAAAAGCAGGATCAATCACTTAGAAATAGACGATAATTTATGGCAAGATTGGAATGAAGAAGGTGATTACAATTTGTTAGTAATGCCTAACAACAGTAATATATTTAGGTACTTAGGAGAAGATTATGACACATGGCGTAGAGATACAATATGTTGGTATGACAGTCTTCCAGAAAAATTAATTATACGAGAAAAAGAAGGCAAGCGTAGACAACGTTTTCAAGAGATACTTCCTATGATGATGAAAGCTAAAAAGGTAATTACATATCATAGCATGGCAGTAGTCGAAGCATTATGTTTAGGCAAGCCAATTGAAGTGTTAGGACAAAGTGCAGTACAACATTGGCAAAAACAATATGGTTTTGATAGAACAGAAATGTTAGAACATATTGCACACAGCCAATTTAGAAGAGACGAATATGCAAATGGTGATGCTTGGGCAGTAACATTTAAATATCAATTGGAGCAATAATGTATACTGAAATAGATGGGTGGCGTTCACTTAAAAATGATATTTGTTTAAAGAGTGCAAAGAAGCAGGGTAATGGCGATATCAACAATTACCAAAATATAGAATTAATGACAGCAATGAGTTATTGTGCTAAATGGCGCACAGCAGTTGATGTTGGCGCACATGTAGGTATTACAGCATTTCAAATGGCAAAAAGTTTTGAACATGTACACGCATATGAAATTAATCCAAAAATTTATAAATGCATGAATTACAATTTAGAATCTCGTGCAGTAGGCAATGTAACAACGTATCCTGTAGGTCTTGGACAACGCAAACATAATGTTTCTATAAAAACAACAAACAAAAGTTTTAGTACACATGTTGCTCCAGATGTTGAAGGCGGCGATATACAAGTTATGCCTTTAGATTTTTACAATCTACAAGATGTTGATTTTATTAAAATTGATGCAGAGGGGTATGAACCTTTTGTTGCCCAAGGCGGACTTGAAACTATTAAGCGTTGCTTACCAATTATACTTTACGAATGTAAAGACCATCCAATACGTTACGGACATACTGCTGATACAATTAGACATATACTTGCTCCACTTGGTTATAGAATGATTAGAAAAGTTGGCAGAGGAGAAAAGAATGCCATTATCGGATATAGACCAGGAATAGCAATAGATGTTTAAACTTCCTGAACTAAGAGGACATATGTGTCCTAGAGAACAACCTAATATAATTTATTTTAGTTGTGATTACGATTATTTTGATCGTCATGGATTTGCACTACAACAAAGTATTAATAGAACAGTAGGTTGGGTACACGTACATTGTCATATTATTAATGAAGGTAATATTGACCATACCTTACTAAAAGACCTAATGGGCAAATACAATTTTACATATACTTGGGAAGATACTAACGAACAGTTTTATAAAGACTTACCTAAGAATAAAAAAATGATGGGTGAAGGAATACAAATTTTTAAAACTAATGATTTAGATTATATTGCTAGACGCACATACCTAGCCAGTGTAAGATTTATACGTATGGCAGAAATATTTACACATCCACACCAAAGAATACTACAGATTGATTGCGACAGTATATTACGTAATGGCTTTCACGGACATGACTTTGAAGAAGTAACTAATGTTGTTGGTGTTATGCCTAAACCAAAAGAACAACATATTTTTATTGCTAGTGCATTAAGTCCAGGTATAGATACTAAAGGAATTGAATGGCGTAACCTATTTGCTAGAAGAATGATCACAGCATTTGAAAACGGATGTTATTGGTTTGTAGATCAAGTAGTACTACGTCAAGTAATGGCTGAATGGAAAAACATGGGTAACAATTATAACCATATTGGATACAACTGGAATAGTTGGGGTATTAAAAAGAATAATGTTTTTAGTACAGGCAAAGGTAATAAAAAAGAAGGATTAAAATTTAAACAAGCACAATTAAAATGGTTACCGCAACATTGGTACGAAAAGGTAATGGAAGAAATAAGCATAGAGATAAACAAATGAAAGGTTATATAATTTACCTACCAAGTTATCCTGACAGTGTTAGTATGGCTAATCGTGCATTAGAAACAGGAACCAAATATGGTTGGAACTTAGAGTTATATGAAGGTGTCAACGGTATGAAACAAGGCCTTGCTGATTGTAATTTAAAAGTATACCAACACAAAAAAGCAGAACGATTACTTGCACGACCAGGTACACAAGGATGTTTTTTAAGTCAATACTTGTTGTGGCAAAAATGCCACGAAACAAATACACCAATATGTATATTTGAACACGATGTTGTTTTTAAAAAGCCAATGGGTGAATACGAAGACTGTGATGTGTATAAGTTTGAAGGATTCAAAAAAGCAAAACCTATACCACCTGGCAATTGGTATGAAGGTGCTAGAGCTTATCGTATTACACCTTATGGTGCAAAAAAGATATTAAACTGGGTACATGCTAACGGAGCAATGCCTGCAGACTGGATGCTGTGCGACGGAATTGTAGATATGCGTTTCGATAAGTACAGTAAAGTTACATACAAAACTAACGTAAGTTTTACAAAGGATTTATCATGAAGAGAATGGTTTATCAAGTAGCAGTTGGCTCACAAAGCAAACTGTACGAACACTGTATACAAAGTGTTGCAAACTATTGTAACAAATACAATATGAAACATATTGTTCAACGTGAACCTATACTTAAGATTAGACCAGACATGGCTGTAACAGGACGTAGTAAAGAAGCAGTTGAGCGTCTTGGTTACATGCCTATATACGAAAAAGAAAATGCGTTTACACACTTACATGAGTACGAACAAATTGCAATTATAGATAGCGATATCTATATAAGACCAGATGCACCAAATATTTTTTGGGACCTTACTAAAGAGTATGCATTTGGTGCTGTAGCAGAACGTGAACTACCTTGTGCGAAAAAATACAAAAGCAAAATTAGAAAATATTCAAAAGCCGCATTTGAAAACTTAACAGATGTAGATTGGAAATGGGATCATAGAGGTGCTGAGTTTTACAATATGGGAATGATGGTTATTAATTGCCAAAAGTTTTTACCATACCTAAAAGGACAAACAGCAGAACAATTTATACGCAGACTAGAGTTCAAAGACTTTGTAGACGGCATTGGATATCGCAAATGGTCAACTGATCAAATGTTACTTAACTATTGGGTAAAGAAAGAAAAGATTCCTACACTTAATATGGACTGGAGATGGAATGGACTATTTAAAGGTATTGATGATGCACAAATACCCAAGGCATATTTTATACATTTTTTCTTAAAAGATTTATTACCGCAAAAAGGTGAGAATGTTACAGACTTAATGCGGGTAATAAATTGAAACATTTAGTAATGAGAGCTTATAGTACTGTAAAGAAAAACTTCCATTACGGTGCACCTGGACTAGGTGATAGGATACACAGCGTATTACTATCCTACAACTACGGCCTTATGGAAAAGAGTCCTGTAACTTTACATCTTACAAAGTATCAATGGAATAGACACAAGCCTGAAAGTTGGCCTGAAATAACAAGTTTATTTCCTAAAGGAAGTGTTGTAATTATGCCACATCTTGATTGCGAACCTACAGATAACATAGACTTTGTAAATCATGTAAGACAAACTTATGACGGACATGCACAAATATATGCAGACTATCCGCAACGTTTTGAACCAAAAGAAGGTGTAGATTTAACTCCATACCTTACACACTTTCCACAATTAAAAGCAGAGCCACAAGATATTAAACTTCCTAAAAAGTTTATTACAGTACAGTTTGATAGCACATCTAAGAAGCGTATGATTAAGCCTAAGCAACGTCAAGCAATATTAGACAAGTATAAAGACTATGAAGTAGTTACTGTAGGTGGTGAATCAAAAGACATATTATTAAGAGACAGTTTAAAACATATTGCATACGCTATGTCAAAAGCAACTTATCATGTTGGTGTCGACAGTGGGTTTATGCATATGTCACAAGTTTACTTTGCTCCAGAGAACATTCACATATATACATTGAGCCCTAAGGACCGCTGGAGTCATCATATGCATAGGGCTAAAGATAACGGGATAAAAATAAATGATGGTATCAATTGAAGTATCTGTTGGTGAACTATTTGACAAGATTACTATACTTAAAATTAAACAAAAGAAACTTACGGATGAAGACCAACTTGCCAATGTTAGTAAAGAACTAGAATATTTAGAAGATAAAACATTTACTAGTGACCCAGAAGTTAATGTATTAGTACAACACCTACAAGAAATTAACGAACAATTATGGGATATTGAAAACGGAAAACGGCAGTGTGAAGCTGATAAAAGTTTTGGTTCAGAATTTGTAAAACTTGCTAGAGATGTTTACATTAAAAATGATGATCGTGCAAAAATTAAAAAGATGATTAACATAATTACAAAGTCAGGTATTGTTGAAGAAAAGGATTATACAAAGTACTAATGAAGAAACTGTTTATACATATTCCAAAAAATGCAGGCATGACTATACGAGGCAGTGAGTCATTCTTAGAACATATTGTTCCTGTGCATCGCAAATGGATTGCAAATTTTAAAGACTTTAAACACACTATGGAAAGTTATAATGAACGTGATGTTAAAGGTGTAGAGCATGCACGTTGGAGAGATGTTAGCAGTCATATTACAGATCAACATCAAGCATTTGCTGTTGTACGTAACCCTTGGAGCAAAGTTGTTAGTAGATATTTGTTTGCAAAAGAAGCAGTACAACGTGGAAATATCGATCCGTCATATGCTGACACACGCTCGTTAGAACATTTTTTAGGTGAACGTAATAAATGGATTGATAAAAAATATACATGGTACAGAGCTGTTAGAGGATGGCATCCTCAACTTGATCATGTAGTAGATAATCAAGGCAATGTACGTTGTGACA